TCATTTAAGTCCTCAAATGCTCTTTCGCTGACTTGTTTCAAGTTTTTCAGCCAAATAAGGATTGAATACTCACCTTTTCTGAATTGTAGACTTTTTTCGTCTGCAATTGTTGAGATATTATTCAAAGGCTCTATCATTTTGTCAACATCTTCCATTAAATCTACCCACCCTTGAGTGGACATCATGGAAAATCTCTCTTCGTAGTACTTCTGAAGTTCTGGATTCATTGTCTAGTCATCTGCTTTTCAACAATCTTAGCCTTGTTCTGAATATCCGCTTCTTTAAGCATCAATTCAGCAACTTTGACACGCTTATCAAACTCTCGTGAAGCCAAAGCATCGTCAGTAGGTAGATTCTTGGTGTTAGCTGCCATGCTCTTAGCTTGCAACTCAATAGGCATCAATTGCGCTTCAGTCAATAACTTTTGCGCTTCAGCCTTATTCTGCTCTGCTTGCGTAGTTTGGACAGCAATCTGTGCTTGAGCCAGTTGCATAGCCAATTGTTGTTGCATCTGAGCCGCTTGTTGAGCCTGTGGATCAGCCGTAGCCATCTTGTCTAGCATCTCGATCAACTCAAATCTGTTTGACAGAGAAGAATTAGCCATGATGCCCTTCAAAATGATAGGCAAAACAGGTGTATTAGGGCCAAGAGTCTGTAAAAGTGCGATAAATTGCTGTTGCTCATGCTCTCTAGCAATGATACCGAGTGCTGCCGTGGGAATAAACTTCATGTCCACAGTAGGATAACGCTCTGGATCGAACTGCATATAGCGGTAGGCGGCTTTGGTGATGAAGGGGATCATGAAATCCTCTTGGAAGTTCACCAAGGTACGCTTGTATTTCTTGATAATCGAGGCAGTAGCCATCGAAATACCGCCTTGACCAGCATCTCTAGAGACAGCAGTAACCATTCCCTGTGAGTCTAGAGTGCCTGTTGCCATCAAAAGCATACGCTCAAACTCTTTAGCAGTAGTCAGGTTAGAACCATCTGTATTGCCAAACTTGAACGGGAACAGAATCTCATTGGGATTGCCATTTGTCAGGATAGCTTTACCTGGCTTTACTTCAAACTTAGCACCACGAGGGAGGCGAGTAGCATCCATAGCCATCATTGGGCTAGTTGTGAGAGCCAGTGAATCTAAGTGTGAACGAACTTGGGCATCTATGGCTTTTTGTGAGTTGTAAGCCTTCTCAACAGTACCACGACCCAACAAGCGATTAGGAACTGTATCGTCCTGATAAGCAAGGATTGGGCGATCCTTCATCATGTATGGGTTCTTTTCTGCTTTCAGAAGAACACCATCATTGGCGATCACTACGATAGCCTCAACTAGATCGGAATACTCATCCTGAATAGAGTCTTCAGGGAATAAGTCTTCTACTTCGCCATCTTCTTCGTTTTCTAGTTGCTCAAGGTACTCTCTAGGAACTAAACCATAGTAAGTAAGAAGTTTAACTTTATCGTCTTCGTACTGAGAAACCTCTTGTGTAGGCTCTAAGTCTGTATCCATCGAGTCAGTACCGACCTTTACCTTGCGGTAAATGCCTTCTTCTTGACCTTTTACGACCTTGTGGATAGAGACATACTTCTCGATAGCCACACCCATACAGTCATCAATAGATGTTCCATTGGGGTCAAACAGGAAGTTACGGGGGTTAACAGGAACAATCTTGACTGCAATGCGGTCTTGTTCTACGACACCGATAGCGGCTTGCCCCATTTGACCAGGTATTGCCTGAGTAGCGGGGACAAAGACTTTCTCTGTTTTAACAACAATCTCACCGATACCCGTACCATAGATTTCTGCCAACAGCTCAATCTGGTCAATAGACTTGCGAATCTTGTCGACTTTGAAGTCTTCCATCAGTTGTGCTTTGATGGCAGCAACATCTAGGGGGCTACCATTGACATCACGAATATCGTCTTGAATGTCAAAGAACTCACCCTGACCAAAGATGGCTTCCATGATCTCAGCATGGCGTGTCTCTACGGCTTGTTGGGTAGCGGGGGTAACAATACGGCTACGCTCGGATTCACGGGTTTTGTCTTGGGCATCCCATTCACCATTGAAGATTCTCTCGTACTCTAGCCAATCATCAAGGCAATTGACATCTCTCCAATCCCTCCACCTGTCACAATGGTTGACAACAAAGTTAACTATCTCTTTGTCTGAGTCGCTAGGTTCTTGGAATTCCATTCTTATACCCCACTAATAATATCTACAGGTTGCCATTCCTCGCTATCATCCTCTTCCATGTAAGATGTAACAGCCAGTTGGTCAATGTAACTGAGGGAGTCAGGCAAGTCATCATGGACTCCTTGAGCAGGGAACAGGATTAACTGGTCTACAAACTCATCCCAATCTTCTTCCGAATTTAACACAATTCTGCCATGCTCGAACCTACCTTGTAAAGCCCAGATGATTCTGTCTGCTTTTTTTCTATTCCCGTGGGTCAAATCCACGATGTGAGCATAGGTGTTGTTCTTTCGCATCAAGTCCGAAAGATAGGGTAAAACAGCATTCTTTAACGCCCCCCTCTCTATCCCCACACTTAAAGGGCGGTAGTCCCGAATGGCAATTAGTATCTTGGAGGCAGTCTCTCGGATGTCCCATCTTCCGTGTTCAATCTTCTCAACAAACCACTTCCCATCGTCTGTCACCTTAACTATCGAGATAGCAGACTCGTCCAGACGCTTCTTAGCATTAGCCGCTTGTTTGGCAACTTCCTCGAATCCCGCAAGGTCAACAGCGATGTAATAGCTTCCATGTTCAGGTTTAACCCCGTATTTGATCCACTCTTCTTTGAAGATGTCCGAACCCGCATTGGTAAAGGAAGCCATAAACTCTTGCTTAAAAGCGAAGGAACTTAGGGTCTTTTTAGCGGAATCTATCTCTGCTTGGTCAATCAAGGGGTTGTCAGCAGTGGTGAAGTGCCATGACTTCCAATCAGGGTCATCTTCTGACTCGCCCAACTTAAAGGTATCGTAGAACCAGTTGCGTCCTTTAGGAGTGCCGATGAACAATGCTCTGCCCCGTTTATCAGACAAACTTGCTCGAATGACTTGTTCCCATGCTTCGGGCTTGATGTCAGCAACCTCATCGAGAACGGCATAGGTCAGACTGACACCACGAAGCGTATCAGGTCTATCTGCACCACGAACGTATATCCTAGCCCCGTTTATCAGGGTAATGTCTAGGTTATTTACGTGACTGCTCTGAATAACCTCTCTGCCAAGGTCTAGCAGTAAGTCCCAAATAATCTGTCTTGATTGTCCCATAGTGGGACTAACATAAAGAACCGCAGAGCCTTGTGGACACTTGAGTCCTTCAATAAGTAGGGTAACTGCCGCCATACGAGACTTACCGCATCTACGCCCAGCAGCCACAACCTTGAATCTCGTGGAATCTTTGAAGACTTCTTGTTGCCAAGGAAGCAGAGAGAAGTTCAAATCAGCCATCAAAGTACTCCATATTAGAAGGCTCTATCGTTATGGAATCACCATCGCACCAATCATCATAGTTAAGAATCTCTTTTACCAAAGTGGCAATATGGTCTTTAGGAACAAGAAATGTATTCTTGCTCAGACAACTAGGCTTGTGAATAGTAACAGTCCAATTAACCATATTTAGCCTCTACATCTTCAGGTTGTTCAGTGTCTACTACCAGTGGTTCTTGTCCCAAGCCAGTGATATTTATCGTCACTGCTGACCTCTGGCTCTTATCCTTTTCAAACAAAGAAACAGGAAGAGTCCTATCAAGACACATCTTTAAAGCTACTAACTGATGGGGATGCTCATCATTAAGGGCTATCTCAATAACCTTCTGAGCCACATCCTTACCTCCACTCCTGATCATCAACTCTTTAAGCTCCTTGAGACGTTGATGGTCTGTCTTAGGTAGTACAAGGGGTGGATTGTCAGCAAACCTCTGTATGGTCATCTTGACGCTCCCCTTGGGTCTTCCTCTTCCTCTTTTTTCCATTTTGTCCTCCTTGGAATGGATTAGTTCATTTTAGCTTTTTCTGAATGGGGGCGGGTACACAAATATCTACCAACCCAACCTACCCCCTCCCCCCTGTGTTTCCATACAGCATAGGGTTTCTACCTAAGGGTTTCTACCTACTCGTTTACCCTATCAGGGTTTCTACTACTGTACAAGCAGC